CATTAACGTAAACCTTGAAGAAGTCATAGTTAGTCTCGCTGGATACGAGGTAGTTAAATTGCAGATTAGCGGTAACTCCGGCTGTAAACTCTATGGCCGCTGATTGACCCCCAACAATAGGGGAACTGCCTAGGCTATGTACCCCATTTTTTACTTGGTCAGTCTTTACTATCCAAGAAGCATCTGCGCCAGCGGATTGCGTCCAGCCTGTAGGCACTACTCCATTAGCAGGGAAATCCACAGTAGGTGCAGGGATAAGACCTGCCACAGGGATTTCGTACACAGTAGTGTACTCTAGGGCGGTAGTGGAGTGTGCTGCAGTAGCCCATAGTTTAATCCGGTTGTCCGCTAAATACTCTGCATACACACCCGTGTTGGTGCCATTGAGGCCTACTATGAGGGCTAATAGCACTCCTTGTACCGTGTCCCCCTGCACTGCAGTGTAGAGGCTATAAGTTACGGCGTTTACCATTACATATGTACTGCCCACATTAACGGTAGTAATGCCAGGGTCAATATATTCTACTAACCTATCAAATACGTCAGCTTCATCATAGGGTACAGTTAGGGACTCTGCCTTGAAGAATGTATTAGTAGCGGACACAGGCATAGATATAATATCCTGCGTACTCGTCCCTGCAGTCTGGGATGTAGTTTCTGCCAAGGTAGCATTAGTTAATGTGGAGGCCTTAGTAAAGGTAGCTATACAACTAGCAAATCCCACATAGCTTTTGTTCATATCAGGCTGAAACTCATAAGTACCCGTAGCAGTTTGGGTTAACTGCGTGGGAACTTCAGAGTAATCCCACGTAACCCCGTCCGTGCTAAACATAGCCCCGTAAGCCCCTAAGGCTATTAAGGTGTTATTTCCTAAGGAGTCTTTATAGGTAAATACTCTCTCAGTAATAGGAGGCAACTTTAATCCCCCTAAGGCAGTGGTACCGAAGAAAGATGAGTAGCCAAAAGGCGTAGGCAGCACATTCTGCATGTCTATTGCTGTAATGTTATCCGTAAGCGCACGCCCTCTACCACCAGCTACAGGCTCAGCTTTATTAGGCCAAAACTCCTGCCCAAAAGGAAATGCAGGCTTCTTAATGTCTATATTATAACTCTTTCTAGTCATTATTGATTCCCCAATGTAACACTATCTGCTAGGCCAGCCCAAGTATGCAGGCGTTGAATATATAATGTTCCTGAAGTAGCTAAGCCTATGGCACTAAATCCAGTTGCGTTTGAAGGTAACATAATTGTAGCCCTCTCCCCTGCCAGCAATAACACCGCAGGAGCATTAACCGGTGTCTTATTCGCTACTCCTGTAAAGTGCACAATACAATCTGCATTGGCCACAAGGACATATAGGCCATCTACCTCTAGCATAGCAGCTGTGGGAGTACTACCTGCAGCCGCAGTAAACCCTACAGTATCTAAAGCCTTTATACTCACTGCGTCTAACCTAATCTGCCTACCATCTTGCGTAGTGATAGGATAGGAATCTACTGGGCGTGCCATTACTTAGTCCTCTCTACGTCAGTTATATAATCAGCTGCGACCATAGCATTGTGAATCATTGCTCTAGCTGTTGCTTTGTCGAAGCAGGCGAATGGAATGAAGGGCGCTGAAACACTGGCCGTGCTGGAAGTAGCGGGGCTTGTGTCACTGTCAAACTTGTAGCCTTGACCGCGTTCGAGTTGCTCCATGAGCATCCGCTCGAACTCAGCAACAGCAGGGCTGCCAGCAGTATTAAGGATGCGAGTAAGAGCGACGGACGTAGCGTTTGCTCTTTTTGCCCTTGCTCTAGCGAGTTGCTGCGCTGCTCTAGTTCTATCCCTTTCGGCGGCGAGCATTCTCGCCAGTTGTTTTTTATCTTCATTGGACTGCTCCACTTGTTCGTATGACTGTCGTAGCTGTATGTCTTTCTTGGCGTTGTCTGCTATCGCTTTGTTGTACGACTGTACTGCTAGCCATATCCCGAACGCAACAGCAGCTATTGTAGCAGCAATGATAACGTACTTGCCGATAGTCTTGCCGCCTAACATTGATAAGACGGTAAGCATTACAGCCCTTCAAACTCTTTCCGAGCCTTCGCCAGTTCAGCATTCATTGTAGCTAGTGCTTTCTCACGGATGGCCTTCTCACGGGCTTTCAGTTCTGCCTTAGCTGCTGCGTCAACTGTAGTGAACCCCTTAGCTGCTTTGCGCTTTATCCACGCCGCGCCAACAAGCAGCCCAGCAATAAATGCCCCCGCTGCTGCAATCAATAGTTTAATCAATACTGCTCCGACAGTGAGTGTCATGCGGTTGCCTCCTGTTTCTTAGTGTGTTCTCTTGCTACATGCCCTGCGCCAGATAAACCTATCAGCACGCCAATCAGTCCTACAACGTCCGGCCCGGCATTGTAGATGTAGTTGAGTGCGCCAAGCAGTGATACCAATGAACTTGCTGCGAACACCATGCGGTTTAGGCTTAGCTTGCCCGTCTTGCAATCCCTAAGCATTCGCCTCTCTCCTTACTGCGTCTAGACGGTTTAGCCAACCCCTCCCATATCTCGAAAACGTGGATAGTGCTTGGTAGAATATCCGGCGAGACTGTAGTGCATACTCAACAAATAAACCCGCGTCCATCTGCTGTATTGCACTAAGCGTAATCGGCCCCATCTTACCATCATCGTACACTGAAGCAGCACGCTGGGCGAAGCGTGTAGAGTTCGTTATGCCATTGTTCACAGCAGCATCAAACATGCACAGCGCCTTGGGGTACCCCACCTTATCGCACCACATAGGGAGCCAATAGTCGCTATAGTAAATACCCTTGGCATCGTCAAGAGTTAAGTTCTCAATATCCAGATGGGGGTACGACATGGCAGATATACCGTACTTTGTGCCTTTCAACTCGCCACGTCCTATTGTGCCGGTAGTCCAATTGCCTCTGTCATGCTCACTCTTTGTATAGCCGCCTTCTGCCCCCACTACAAAATTGAATGCGTCATCGTACCCTTTCATGCTTCATCCTCCCCGTACTCTCTACAGTAAAATGGGTGCCCTTTAGTTTCCTCGTGCTGCATGTGCAGCATGAAAAACACTACTGACACAATTATCATGCCGCAGCCAATGTCCTGAAAATACTCAATCGTACGCAGTGCCGCGTCACTGGACAACAGTATGTTCTGCTCTACTAGATGGGCGACAGATGCAGCCAACGTAATACCTGCCCCGACAATACTTACAAGACACGCAAGGAAATGCTCAAGGAAGTGTTGCTGCACTACGGCATCCTTATCATGTGCAGCCGTGTTCTCCTTAGCACGAGAGATGAACTTCAATGCCTGCAACAAGCACAGTCCTGACACCGCTACCATGCTGCTATCTGACATCGCCATGCCTACGTCTGGTATTATGGCCTGAAAATCCACTGCTTAACTCCTATTAGTATTAGCGTCCCTGCGGCCAATATGGCCGTCCATATCGTAGAGCGTACAATGAAAGCCGTCAGGTCGCCCTTGCGAATGCGTGACAGTTTGTTTGCTACATGATCTGTTATGTGGTCTGCTGGGCCGATGTCCGGCGGGAAGTGGAGCCATTCATCAATATCCTTTAGGCGCTTATGGTGGTTCTGCACCATCGACTCCAGCGAATCATATTTATCTAGCACGCGCATGAGTCGTTTACGCTCGTCCCTATCTAGCTGCTCCATCAGCCTCTCCTAATCCTCTTATTTTTCAGTGGCCACAATATCATCTGATTTTCAAAGTGGTGCCCTATGTCCAGCTTAGAGCCTGTGCGTGGGTCATCCAACAGCTTGTATCCCCACCACCAGTACAGTTTGCCGGGGATAATTGTGGTCTGTGAAAACCTGTAATGCTCACCGGCTACAGTAATAGACATGCTGTAAGGCGTGTATATGTCGATGTACTGTATTGTTCCATTTGGCCCGAGTGCTCTTAGATAGTTGTTAATGGGGTTACGCAACTGACACCACCGGAATCGGCGTGCAACAGACACCTTTGCTTTGTATGCGCTGTCGCCGTTGATGCTGTCCACCTTATTGCCGTAGATACCATCCAGCCACCACCACTTGTTTGCGCCTTGCTTTGTTACAATGCACAGTACAGGCACGGCAATGAAGCCCAGTAGATACATCGTCAACGCTTTGATTGCTTTCATGGGCGCGGGTCTGCTACAGGCGGAACATATGATAGCCTTTCAACAATACGCTCCAGCCGCTCAATGCGCTTTATTACGCCCTCTTGGGACGTATCGCTGTCCTTTATCATATCCTCGCGGTCTTTCTTGCGCTCAGCTTCCTTTTTGGCTTCATCTGCGTGCTCTTTCTCTAATGCAGCTTTGGCTTTAGGACTGCCCTCAATCCATTTAGTGCCGTTCCATTTTGGATGATAGAAGCCAACAGGCTGTTGGAACGTAGCATTAGCCGGGATGGTATAGGTCGGTGCAGCAGTAGCGTCCTTCTGCTCATCCGGCTCAATGAAACCATCCTCAGTGTAAAGCTTAGTTGCTTTGTCGTAGTAGTGTATAAGTTTCATTATTGCTCCCCTTTGAAGCATGCTTGTATCGAAGCCCATGCGCTAACATTCCCTGTATGCGCGGCGCTAGCAACAACCGCTACGACGCCATTTGGATTGACATCCAGACGATATGACCCGCCACTGGCTCTAGGAGAGAACACATGGTACATCAGCGGGCGCATCCCCACAGGCAGAGTGAACGCCGTAGTATTTATCGTATTACTACCTGCGTACATTGTACCCCGCATGAACACAGTGCCGCTATAATCCTGAGTATATTGTGGCGATGTCACGCCAGCCCAGCCATTAACAAACGTAGGCGCAGTCCAGTTTAATGGGGTGTTGATGGCGAACTGGTAGAATGGTGTCCATGTGCCAAATGCGTTAGTGGACTGATATACCAGATTTGCCGCGTTGCCTGAACCAAAGGATGTGGCGCGGATAACGCGGAACTGATTGCTAGATGTGTCATTAAGATGCCTAAGGACTTCAATGTACCACCAGCCTATGGGTAGTCCATTCTGCGCTACCGTTAGATTAACATCGTACACCACGCCTGCTACAAGATTATCAGCCCAAGTTTGGAGCGGGAAGTCTTGAGGTAAGCTTGTGGCCACCCTCGCCCATGTGCCATCCGCCCTCTTATACCCAGCGCCAAGGCCTGCTGCTGCCTGTGCGGCTGCACCTGCCTGCGGCTTAATAACTTCACTATTAGCATCAAGGCCAGCTACACCATTGGCCGCTTCCCTTAGTACCGCATTCAACTTTAGATTTAATGCTGCCTGCTGTGCAGTACTTACAGGCTTGTTAGCGTCACTAGTATTATCTACTAACCCTAAACCTACATCTGCCTTAACTAGTGTAACGACTCCTACTTTACCTGCAACACTAGTAACAGGGCCTACTGAAGTTTCCGCTCCTGCACTGTCTTGTACATACCATAGACCATCTAATTTAGCGTATAGGGCAAGGTAGCCCGCTGGTGGTGGGGTCGGGGTAACCGAATTAGCAACTACTTGGATTTCACTCATATTACTACCGCCTGCCCTGCCACTCGTAATATACTGCTCCCAGCCAGAATTAATCTACCACTAATAAGGTATTGGAAATCTGTAGGGACAACTTTAACCTGATTAGTTAGCCTGTAAAGAATGCCTACGTCCTCTGATGCGCCAGTACTTATGGTATCCGCCGCAGGAAGAGTACTAACTTCCCCGTTAATTAGAACTAAGGGAGTTCTAAGCGCCATTAGATTAGCCTAATACTACCGGAGTAGTGTCATCCACATAGTTAAACTCTGTAGCTGACTTAGCACGGCCTATGGCATATACCACATTACCTGTAACTGCAGGGGGTGTGAGGGTAATTGCACCCGGAGTAGCAGCGGATAAGTAATACCTTGCCCCGATAGTTAAGCCCACCATACCTACTATAACCCCATTGCCTAAACGGGCAGTGCCAGTAGCACCTAATGCCACGGCAGCACTAACATAGCCCATAGGAGGCTTAGTGGAGTCGGTAGCATCTGCCTTACGAATATTAGCTACGCCACCATTATTCCAAACGTTGATAATATCTCCTGCACTAAGAGCCTCAGAAGCAGCTAAAGCATAATCCTCATTATTGTTAAGTGCTGCTGCAGGTAGTAAGGAAGTGCTAAGTTTACCGTTACCGTCCAGCTGCACTAACTTACCAGCGTCTGCTGCTCCTGCTGAAGTAATGTTTGCTACTACTCGGGTAATAACACCTGAAATTAACTGTAAGGTACTTGCCATTATATATCTCCTGTTTTTTAGGCTATTGCGACACTAGGCCGAATAAGTAATATGTCTGTAGTTAAAGCCACTCCAATAGGCTGAACCAAACCAGAGCTGGGTGGGGTAACACTTAGTACACCATTAGCCCCTGCGTACATAACCTTATCAGTAACTAATCCCCAGCCGGGGTAAATAAATTCCCCTTTTGGCTGGATAGTAGCTATTGCCCCTAAAGCCACGCTAGCCGTAGTTAATCCTACTACGGAGCCAGCAATAGCAGTAAGCGGATTGAATAGGAAGGCTTTGCCTGATATTATGTTTACTACTCTAGGGTAGCCCAAAGCCTCCCCCGCTACAAGCGATACTGTTATAGGGGTATTAGTACCTCCACCTGCGATGCCTCCACTAGTACTAGAAGTAGGCGGGGTACTAAATGCAGTATTGCGCCCTAGCATTAGGAGGCACTATCAACAATCTGCTGGATACGAACTACTGTACTAGACTCTAAAGCACCTGCACTACTTAAATCTCCCGTGACTCGAAACACCTTAGCGCAGAGCAAGTCAATTAGTACATCCTGATAGTCATCTAATACCCAGTTAGTATCTGTGTCCGCTACAAGGGTAGGGGGATGTGCATAATAACCAAATACTAAAGTATCAGTCTGGTGACCTTGCTGTAGATTTACTATAATATCTGTTCCCCTGCGGTAGTAGCAGTTAACCACTGGCAGTCCATTGTGCATAGCCTTACGGGGGTCTATCTTAGTAAGAAAAGCATTAAATGGGGTAGGCCGAATGTAGGCCACTTCTCGTAGGTCTGCTGGGGCTATTATAGTGTGTAGTAGCAGAGACTTAGAAACTGTTTGAGGAGCATCGACAAGTGCTAGCGGATGGTCTCTTAGCCCCGCCAACATACGCACTAAGGACGTAACGGACGACCTAGCATAAGTCTCCTTATCTGGTCGTCCCGTTACGTCTAGTACGGAGGATATTACATCCCCTAGTGCCATTAGCCTTTAACCACGTTCAAGCCACCATGGTGGTCTGCGAAAGCAGTAAGGAACTCAACCTCTTCCTTATCTGAGGCAATGTAGGGGAAACCTACCTCTCTGCCAGTAGGCAGCGCCGTGCGAATCAAGGAACCCTCAGTAGAAGGCTCAAAGAGTACTTCCCCCTCTTTAGGCTGCCAAGACACCTCTTCTACTACAGGATTGGTCTCTACATTTTCAGTAGCAGCCTCCTGCGGTGCTTCTTCTTGCTGGCTATTCTTAATAGCGCTAAGCAATGGGTTAGTGTTAGACATAATAAAAAACTCCTTTATAAAAGATGTAATAGATGGGGGCCATTACAGCCCCCACCAATTTAGCCTGCTGCACCTGCTGTCAGGCCGCTAATAATACCACAAGATGCTGGATTAATAGTCTCACAAGCAAACTCACTTGTAAGGCTACCGCCAACACTATCTTCACCCTGCAATGCAGGTTTACCACCAATACCGTATTCCTCGGTCTTAGCGTCACGTCCTTCCATGTAGGCCAAGCGAATAGCAGGCAGGTCAACTACGACCATAGTACCAGCCATTGCAGGCAAGTCATTAAACATAGGATGCTCAATGAGGCGGATAGTACCCTTATAGAACTTCAGGGTAGTAAAGGACAGGCCAAAGGTGGTCTCGGAAGATGTAATCTCAACTACACCATTAAGACGACCAATGTCATTCAGTACGCGCATAGCAGTACCGTCTACAAAAGCAATACGCTGCTTAGCGTTACCCATGTCAGATGTATACTTGAACATAGACTCCAGCATAGAGACCAACTGTGTGTAGTTGGTAGTAGCGGCTGCGGCCTTTACGTTCAATGGAGCGTACTGATATACTGCATCAATAACGCCCTGAGTAGTATGCTCTGGAGCAGTACCCGTAGTAATCATCTGAGGCTGGCCAAAGAACAGCGCAGATTCCATATCGGCTGCGTGCATTAGCATAGCATCCTTACGGGACTCAGTTACATTACCAAACCCAGCTTCAACCATAGAAGCGCGAGCAGTATCCGTTACCGCCCAAGCATTACGGAAGATTTGAGTATAGTTAGGTACGTAGGTAGTAGTGATGCCACGAGCAGTAGGCCGATTAGAGCCTTCAATGTGGGCATTACCAACACCGGACATAACTACGCCAGCAGCAATAGCGCCTGCCAATACACGACCATAGCCACGCACTACAGTAATACTGGTTGCAGAGGCTACCGTCAGAACCTTAATAAGTTCACGGGTAGCAGCAACTTGGAATATCATACCGGGAACCAGTCCAGCCGTAGATACTACTGCCAATGTAGTGGTTGCAGCAACAGCCGCAGTAGCACCCATAGTAACAGTGGGGAACTGGAAGGTTTTAGTAAAGTAGCCGTGTGTGGCCGCTTTAGCACGTCCTTTCTTAGTCTGCGCAGTAAGCGCGAATAGCGGGGCAGTACCGCTCGGAAACAGACGCAGGATAGCTGCATTGAACGAACGAGTATTAAGCTCTGCTGGGTTAAATGTGGTGTTAAATACACCTGTGGTCAAAGCCATAGCTTTTCTCCTTGTTTATTATTTATCCTGCCGTAGCAGTTCCGCAAAGTCTACGGATTCTGGTAGGTTCTGTCTCTGTTGTTGTTCTGGTGTAGGGCCGGACAACTGCTTGCCCAGTTCACTAAGGTAGACATTAGTCTGCTTAGCAATCCATTCTGGGGGAGCATCTGGGTACTTAGACTGTAGCTGTGATGCTACGCGGTCAAGTTCGGCTTTTACTACGGGGTTATCTGCATTAGGGAGAGTAGAGAGGGCTGAGGAAGTAAGATTAGAGGCCACACTCTTTTGTATAGTAGGCTTAAACTCTTGGAAGCGTTTATCTAGGTGGTCGTTCATGAGTGCAGCGTTATGTTGCATCGCTGTCTTGTAGGCATTAGCACCAACCTGCTGAATAGCTGCCATGAAAGCCTTGCTATCACCTTGTGCAAGTTGCTGCTGTACCTCAGGGCTTAAACCCTTAGAGAAGTCAAGGCTGGGGATTACCTTATCCATGACTTCATCAGTTAGTTCTAGGCGTGCTGGGGTGTCTGCCCCTTCTGCCGTATTCTTAGCAGTATCGTATAAACCCTTAAATGCGTCAAGGGGGTTTTCAGCGGGTTTCGGATTTCCTGCATCTGGAGTAGCTACTCCGGCTGCATTAGGGTCAGCTGGGTTCATGCCATTAGGCTTAATCTGGTCTTTGGCATCTACTGCTGGCGGATTCTTAGGCTCTTGGGTTGGCGGGGTCTTACCCCCAAACATACTATTAAACATTGTTAGACTCCTGTGTGGTTAGTTGTGGTACGTATAAAGGTGTTGCGAGTAAGGCATCTAGAGTAAACTCCTGACCTGCCATGTAGTCATTTGCTGCTTTAACATCTTCATGGGAAGAAGAATCGGGTGGTACTAGACTATTAGATAGTGCTAAGTACTTAAGGGATTGTAGGTAGGCTTGCACTAGAGGAGAGGAGAATACTACTTGTAGCTGCTCTACTTCCTCCTTGTCAAACTCCCATGGGACTGCATGTATTTCCTTAGATAGTTGCATAATGTGGGTTATCTCCTAGTAGTAGTTGGTTTAGTCGACTCTCATATACATGTTGGCAGATACGTGTAGCAAGGGAACTCTTAAGGGGGGATAGGCTGTTGGGTACTGTGTGTAGCTGACACCATTTACCTCCCCTCACATAGCGACTACCTATTAATGCCATTAGCCCCATAGTTACAGTATTCTCTATGAGGTCGGGCCTTACTTTAGACGGTATAGGGCAGTGGTATAATAACTCTAAGGGTTTGTGTAGGTGTGTCCATTTAGCCCCTGGGAATAGAGTGTCCTTGCCTATCATACCACAGTGCTCAGCCCAGCGCCTATTTAGGTCTTGCGTTATGCCTACATAATAGCACTCATCTTGTAGTCGTAAGACGTATAAATGCATCATGACTAGCGTCCCTGGGCTGGAACTGGCGCCTGCGGCCTACCACCTTGCTGCGGCTGGGCTTGTGCCTGCTGTACCATCTCAGCTAGGAATGGCATAGCATCTGACATTATCTGCTCTTTGCTTCCTGCTGGGTACTTGTACTGCTCCAAGTTCTTAACGCCCATAAGTGACATTAAGTGAGCGAACATGTCAGGCATATTAAAACCTTGTGATAACGCCGGCACCTGCTGCAATGTCTGGAAAGCTAGCTGTAGTTGCTGCGTATCTGCTAGCTTAGACTTCGGAGTAAAGCCGTCAGCCATCTGGAACTCAATGACGGCGTCTATGAAGTCTCCGGGCTTAGCTATATGCAACTCACCCGTATTAAAGTTAAGTGCCCTAATCTCGTCTTTGTGGGATAGGATGTTAAGCTTAATACTATCTTTTAATGGCATAAGGATTTGCACTTCCATCATTAGTGCTACCATGCGACTCCTTAAGTCTGCGCCCTGTTGAATGTTCTGGAATTCCCCTAGCGTTCTGTTACCCTTGACTGTCTGTCCCTGCCTAAAGGGGTTAATACCGAACATCATGTTGGCCATGTTAAGGGTCTGCTGTAAGTCCTGCATAGCGCCAATAGTACTGCCGTCCTGAAAGGGGATAGGCATGTAGGCGTCCTTGAGAGTTTTACCCATCTTGAGGTTTTTAACTGGTATTTTAGCTGCCGGAGTAGGTGAGTTAATATCTACCATGTCTATGAGGGTAGCATCATAAATGCCCCTGTCATTAACTGCCCGTTTAGCACTACTAATGCGGATATTATACATGTCAGAGCCAGCACGCTGCAAAGGAATCTGCGCTTCGCCTATGCTCCTAGTCTGGTAAGAGAAGCCGTCTTCTATGCTCTGGCCAAACAATACAGGTAGGCGGTCATGGGGTGTAGTCTCAGGCTGCGCGAATACTAGTACCTGCTCATTAATTACTTGCAGCTTCCACACTTGTGGGGTGTTCTCACGGGGGGCTTTAATACCATGCTCTTTAGGGATTATCCTAGCATAGATAGTAGCCATTTCATACATGTTAGAGTAGCCGGGATAGATACCCTGTGCCGCTTGCTGTCCCTCTAGCCATTCCAGCCAAGTGCCGCCCTGTGCGTAAGCTGTGCTGTCAATATACTGGCTAATCTGGGGCTTATCTATGTAGGTGATAGGCTTGCCAGCGGCGGCTATATTATCACTTCCCATTGTGTTACCACTACCACTAACGCCTGCCTTGTTATTGATTGCCGTGGCTACATTAAGGTGAGTTCTCTCCTCACTATATTTATTTAGTAGCCTCTTTAACTCTATCCTGCCTAGCAATTCAACGTAACCTCCGTACTCTCCCTGCTCTGCTACATCTGCCGGGGCTACTCTATAGTCCCATATGGCATTGTAGGGGTCAATGCGCTTAAGGTTAGTAAGGAACTGGCGGGTGTCTAGTGTGGGGTTGCCAGCGGTAGTAAAGGTAGCTGCGAAAGCCCTATTAAACTCTGCTATGCTATCCCATCTACCCTCTAACCCGCAAAAATTATACTTAGCGGCATCACGGAATAGGAGTTGCAAGTGTCTAGCATAGCGTCCTTTGACAGCATGGTTATCCACAATAGCCTCAAACTTCTCTGCTAGTGCCTTGTCTTTGCTATCACTCACTACAGGGAA